CTCATCGGCGAGCTTGCTCGACAAGAGGGGCAATCATGGGAGGTCATCAACCTCCCGGCGCTCGACGACGAGGGCAAGAGCCTCTGGTACAAGCGACCGCCCAAGTTCCTCGAGCGCGTGCGCCGCGACGTCGGCGAGCACGATTGGTGGGCGCTCTACATGGGCAGCCCGCGACCTCGAGGTGGGCAGCTTTTCTCTGGAGTGTCGTTCTACGACAAGCTGCCCGAGACCTATCGAGTGAGCATCGGCATCGACCTCGCGTACAGCGAAAGCAGCTACGCCGATTACAGCGTCGCGGTAGTCATGGCGCACAACGCGCAGCTCGACGCATGGTACGTGCTCGACGTGCGGCGCATGCAGGCCAAGGCAACCGAGTTTGCCGCAACGCTTCGCGAGCTCACCGAGCGCTTCCCAGGTGCCAAGCTGTACGGCTACATCGGCGGCACCGAGAAGGGCACCGTGGACTTCTTGCGCCGCGAGGGCATTCCGTTTCGGCCCGACCCGGCCAAGATGGACAAGCTTTCACGAGCGACCTCGACCGCGGCGGCGTGGTCAAGCCAACGCGTGCACGTGCCGCGCGAGGCGCCGTGGCTGCGAGACTTTGTCGACGAGGTCTGTAGCTTCACAGGCATCAAAGACAGACACGATGACCAGGTCGACGCGTTTGTTGCAGCGTTCGACGCACTACACACCAAGGCCTACCGCGCCACCGGCTTATCGGATGGCTCGTTTGACTGGGGATGAACCATGCGCCCGAAGATTGTCACCATCACGGCCACAAGCCCAAGCGCAGCAAGCCCGAACGCGCCCAGCACTGGCATCGTCGGCGGTCTTTCCGGCTTCGATGCGTTGACCATCATCGGCAACCTGCAAGGCGGCACCGGTGGCACGCTCGACGTGTACCTACAGACGTCATACGACGGCGGCACGACCTGGTATGACTACGCGCACTTTCCGCAGCTGAGCGCGGGTGCTGCTGCATCGCTTAGCGCGTATCAGGTCAACCGCACCACGGCTGTGACCGCTGCTACCACGATCGGCTCTGGCCTCAGCGCCGCGCTCGCGGTCGACACCATCCTAGGCGGCGCGTGGGGTGACATGATGCGGCTGCTGTTCGACGGTGGAACCGGCACAAGCGCCGGTGCTTCGCAGTCCGTCACGATCATTGGTCAGGCGATCACGCGCTGATGCACGGCCTCTACGCCACCAATATCGCAGGCTTCACGCAGGCCGAGCGACTTGCGCAACAGTGGCTATCGCCGCGGTACCGCAAACTCGACAGGCTCGAGCGCTACGTCGTTGGCGAGCAATACGAAGGCCTCCCCGACTTCTTCAACCCGAAGCAAGACGTGCCGCTCATGGAGCGCGCGCCGAACATCGTGCACTCCATCGTGGAGGCCGCGATTCGGCAGCACTGCGACTTCGCGCTCGGCGAAGGTCGATTCCCTGGCATGAGCGCCGCCGCAGACGACGACGAGCGGCTACTCGGCGAGGGTATGCCCGATGAGATGGCGCAGCTCTACGAGGCATGGTTGCGGCTGCTCATGCGGCACGCGTGCTTCCCCGAGGCGTGCGTCGATGCGCTAGCCAACGCCGAAGCATGCGGCACGGCGGTCTCCGTGGTGGCGCTCGTCAACGGCTGCCCTGCGATCCACACGCTGCGCGCAAAATGGTGTCAGCCAGAGTTCGACGACAGCGGCTCGACCATCAAAGCCCTCGAGGTGCAATACCCGTTCTTTTCGTACGAAAAGAGCGACCAGGGCCAATGGATGGTCTACGCCAAGCTCTACCGGCGTCGCATCGATGAGACGCGCGACGTGGTCTACAAGCCGGTCGACATGATGCAGATGGGCCTCGGCCAGATTGACTGGCAGGAGGACGCAGCCAAGAGCGTGACGCACAACCTCGGGTTCTGCCCCGTGGTTTGGTACAAGCTGCGCTCGAGCTACGAGCACGCGAGCGACCTGGATGGCTACCCCATTCACGGCACGCAGCTCGACGAGCTCGACGCGCTCAACTACTCGCTCTCGCAGCGTGGGCGCGCGGCCATCTACAGCGGCGACCCGCAGGCATACGAGACGGGCGTGGACCCGCAAGCGCCACCAGCTGGTGGCATGGGCCGCGCTGCGATCGTCCCCGCAAAGGATGGCAGCGGCTACGTGTTCGGCTCGACCACCGGTGGCAGGCCAGCGCGCAAGAAGGGCGCTGGCACCGTGTGGAGCTACGAGAACCCAGAGGCCAAGGTCGGCCTGCTTTCGCTCCCAGGTGATGCGCTCAACAGCATCAGCGACCACGTCGCCGACATCTGCGACAAGATCGGCGAGGTGCTCGGCTACACCAAGGCGAGCCCCGAGACCGTCAAGGGCGCCATCAGCGGCAAGGCGCTTGCGTTTCTCTACCATCGCACCACGAGCTTCGTGGACGGCCTTCGGCAAGACTTTTGGCACGGTTGGATGTGCCCGGTCATCAACCTGCTCAACCGCGTCGTGCACACGCAGGAGAAGCGCACGCCAGGCTCGGTCTACGTGCACGGCGTGCGGCGCGTGATGCCCATCCTCGACACCTTCACGGTCGACGTGGCAGGCGTGCCAATGTGGATGCCGCCGCGGCTCCGCGCACGTTGGGGTCACTACTTCGGGCTCACCTCGCAGGACGAGGCCGAGGTCGTGCGCATGACCGTCGACGCATACAACGCGCAGGTTATTCCGCTGCGCCTTGCGCTCGAGAAGCTGCAGAACATCTATCCGCACGACGACAGCGAGAAGTTGTCTGAGGAGATGGAGCACGAGCTCACCGAGCAAGCCATGCACGAGGCGGCTGCGGTGGCCAAGCAGAACGCCAAGGCACTCGAGGCAGGCGCCGATGACGAGGCATCAGATAGCGAGCCGCCGAGTGGGCCTCCGTCGAGCGTGCCTGGTGCGCCACCAAGCGAGCCAGGTGCACCGCCGTCGAGCAAGCCTGGCGAGGATGACGACGAGCCCATTCCGAGCACGCAACGGCCCGAGACGCTGGGCAGCAAGCGCCGTCGTGCGCGATGATCTCCGATCGCGAGGCAGCGCGAATAGCGCAACCGATTCTCGCAGCTGAGGAAGAAACGCTGCGGGGCGCCGAGCAAGAGCTCGCAGCGATCGTCAAACAGTACGAGGTGACTCGGCGCGACACGCCCGAGACCGCAAAGGCCAAGATTGACCGCGCAGCCAAAGTCGCAGCGGTTGCCTTGCTTGCCTATCTGTTACTTCGTCGGCGCAGCTCGAGCAGAGCTGGCATCGATGCAGCGCAGCGCAACCTCACCGGCATCGGCCTCGCCAGCGCCGTTGTGGGAGGCATCCTGACTCGCGTGCGCATGGTGCCCACGGCGAGGCCCGAGACGCTGCTACGTCGCGCGGTTGCATCGGTGACTGACCGCTTCCGCCGCGTGGCGTTGACCCGCGTCGAGCCGTCTCGGATGGTCGTTACACCATCTCGACCGATGCCAGCACCTGGCACACCGTTTCGACCGATTGCACCGTTCCGACCAGTGCCACCACCTGGTGCAGTGGCAAAGCCAGACATGGCAGGCGCGCTCGAACGAGCTCGCGACGCTACTCAAGGCGGCGTCACTCGAATCGTCACGGTGGAGACGTGGGACCAGGCAAACGCGGAGATGCGACGCGCACAAGCTGTGGCCTCGGTGGTCGCGCCAGAGGCCATGCGTGAGTGGGTGGCTAAGCTCGACATGCGAACGTGTCCCGTGTGCCGAGCCCTTGACGGCCAGCGCATTCCAGCCGATCAAGACTTTGACCTTGAGCCGCCTGTCCACCCGTATTGCAGATGCATGGTTATCCTTACGTACGGCGCAGGCACTCGCTAGCGAGGGACGACATGCACTGTGAATACTGCGACCTCGACACCATCGCAGGGGCGGCGATGGTGCAAGAGGGCGGCGCCATCAAGATCCTAGACTGCTGCACCAAGTGCGGCAAAGCGTACAAGACGCAGCGCTCTATCGACACGATGCCTGGTGAGCAGGCACAGGCAAAGCCAGCGGCGCAAGCGCCTAGTCAGCCTGCGAAGGTCGTAGCGCATCCATCGGCTAGTAGCTCAGCCATGGATCTGGCCGAACAGGCGCGCACTCGCTTGGCGCAGGTCGAGACCGAGCTACAGCGATTCGCGCAACTCAAGCGCGAGCGCACAATGCTGCGCCGAATGGTGCGCGCGGCACAGGAGCGGAAGTGATGAGGCGTTGCAAGATCTGCAAACACATCGAAAGCGGCAACGCGGCGACGTGCCCCAAGTGCGGCGAGGCATCGTGGGAGCCGATGGCAGAGCCAAAGCCTGCACCTGTCGCGATCGCGCCTGAGCCCGTCGAGGAAGCTCCCGCGCCTGCCCCCGTCCCCGAGCGCCGTCGTCGGCGTCTCTAGTCGTCTCGTTCACTCTCTCACTAGGAGCCACGACACATGGCAACGATCTACGGTGCGATTCGCGGTATCAAAGTCATCCAAGAGCCCGTTTCCGGCGGCTCGCAGGGCGCTGCTCTGGTCTCGTTTACGCTCGGCGCGTACACCGCCGCCAGCGACAACGGCCAGCTCGGAGGCGGCGGCAGCAACAACGGCGTGAGCACGACGAGCACGCTCGCTCAGCTCATCCAGGCGGCTCGCCGCGACGGCAAGACCGTGACCCTCGGCCTGCCCGCGGCCACCAACGTCAACGCGGCGATGATGGTGCAGTCGGGCCTCCAAGGGTCGACCGAGTTCTTCGCTGGCAGCTTCGTCATCTCGAGCGGAAACCTCACGTTCAACGTGGCCAACAGCAGCGGCACCGAGGTCAACGCGGCCTCTGGCGTCGAGGATCGGCCCTTCCAGCTCATCGTCGCGATCTCGCTCTCCTGATTCTAGGAGGCTCGGTCGCATCTCCACAACCAACGCCCACGTGAGCGGCAATCACGGCAGGAGATAGCGAATGGAAACGCCCGACACGGAAGAACTCGTCAACCCCGCCGACGTCAAGGTCGTGCCCGATGCGCCCGTCGCAGCCGAGCAGCCAGACCCGTCGTGGCTCAACGCGCGCCTCGAGCGCGCCAAGGCCGCAGCGATGAACGACATCGCGCGCATGCTCGGCGTGGAAAACCTCGACAAGGCCAAGGCCCAGCTCGAGGCGGCACGCAAGCTGGAGGACGAGCGCAAGACCGAACTGCAGCGGCTCACCGAGCGCACCGTCGCTCTCGAGGCCGCAGCCAAGCGTGCAGAGCAGCTCGAGGGCGTGCTTTCGCAACGCGCCGATGTCGAGCTCTCGACGCTCACCGATGCCCAGCGCGCGGCGGTAACGTCGCTCGCCGGTGACGACAAGGCCTCGCAGCTGCGCGCCATCACTGCCCTGCGGCCCACGTGGCAAGCAGCGGCAGCGGCAGCGGCTGCAGCGGCCCCTACGGCGCCCACAGCAGCGCCAACGCCCGCAGCGGCACCGCGAGTCGCCCCTGCGTCTACCAGCGCCGCCACGAGCCAGCCAGCGTCAACGACGGCGGCACAGCTCGTGGACCATCGCGCGGAGTACGATCGACTCCGAGCGCAAAACCCGGTGTTCGCCGCGCACTATCTCGCGGCGTACCGCACCGAGATCTATCCGCAGAAGTAGCCAGATCATGCCCGGCACTGTCGCTCGGGCTGTGGAGGACTGAACCATGCCCGTCATCTCTCGCGCGTCTCTTCCCGAGGAGTTCTTCGACATCACGTCGGCGATGCTCCTCATCCAGCCCGAGCCTCAGTACATGTACGCCCAGATGTGGAAGAGCGCGCTCGGCGCCGCTCTCCCGCAGCCCGCGGGCCTCGGCCTCCCCGGTCGTCAGCTGCTCCAGACCGGCGCGGCTGTGCCTCCGATCGAGTCGATGCGCCTCGTACTCGACGACGTCGTCAGCTCGCAGACCATCAAGGTGGTGCCCGAGCTCGGCGCTGGCGTCGGCCACACGGTGCGCATCAACCGCCCGTTCTACACCGACTCGACGTACACCCTCACGAGCCGCACCATCGCCGCTGGCGCGACCATCTCGACCACGCCGCTCAACATCTCCATGGAGCAGGTGCCGCTGACCATCCAGCGTTACGCTGGCCCCTACGGCGCCTCGAGCGTGCAGCCCTACGGCGTGGATCGCTTCGATGCGACCCGCGCGATCCACAACGTGTCCGAGCTCGTCGGCCACTACCTCAAGCGCGACTTCGACAAGTCGATCGACTCGTGGCTCGTGGCTCTGCTCGACCAAGCCTCGTCCGCCGTGTACCCCACCGGCATGAGCGCGCCCAACGATGCGCTCGCCGCCAACTCGTTCCCGCTCGATTTCGAGCAGCTCACCCGCGTGGAGCGCACGCTCGAGGACGCCAAGATCCCCACCTTCGGCGATGGCAAGTACATCTGCGTGCTCACGCCGCTCCAGATCCAGCAGCTCATGGTGGACCCCTCGGCGCAGCGTCTCGCGGTGTTCGAGCCCCCGGCCAACCCGTTGCTCGCCAAGAGCTACTACAAGTCGATCGGACGCCTGAGCATCTACAAAAGCCAGACGCTCTCGACGACGCTTAACACCTCGAGCGTGCCGGTGCAGTACGGCCACGCATTCGGGCCTGGCGTGTTGCTCTCGGCGATCGGCGACCTGCCGCGCGTGATGCCCAACACGAACGACAACTACGGCGAGCAGGTGCTGGTGGTGTGGCTCATGTACGCCGCCTTCGGACTCGCCGATAACCGCTTCGTGGTCTCGGTCCGCTCGGCCTGAGCCAACAGGAGGACTAGACCATGGACGGCAAACGCATTCCGCTCACGCCCGCGACGACGGGCAACTTCAACACGGACGTCGCTGGCACCGTCAAGCCTGGCGCAAGCGTCAGCATCTGGGGTCCCGCTGGCGGCGTGGTCAACGGCACGCTCGCTGGGCTCGTCATCGTCGACGCCGAGACGAACACGCTCACCCTGACGGCCTACTGGCAGGTGAGCGAGGACGGCTCGACCTGGTACGACGTCTCGGCTGCAGCCAACAACCCCGCCAACGTGGCGCTTGCCACCGGTACGGCTGGCGCTGACGCGGCTGTAACCGAGGTGCTTCCTGCGCCTTCCGCGGTGTACGCCTGGTCGTTCGCTCGTCTCGTCGTGGTGAACGGCGTGGCAACGGGCGGCGCGACGGACACCTACTCGATCCAGTACAAGTACGTCCGCGGCGCCTGAGGCGTAACGGCGACATCATGACCACCACGAGGCACGCATGGCACTCCTAGAATCCGAGATCATGCGACTGCGTTTCGAGTGCGGATACAACGTGCTAAATGCAGGCGCTGAGCCATACGTGTCCGTGGTGGCCATCTTCAATCAGGTCATTGCAACCTACATGCAAGCGGGCGCGACCACGACGAGCTCGACCACGGTGGTGGACGTGACCACGCCCGTGCCAGTTGCGCTCACGCTCGCAAGCGCCACAGGCTTTGCCGCAGGACAACGCGTGTGGATTGACGTAGACACGCGGCAAGAATCAGCAACGGTGCAAAGCATCGCTGGCAGCACCATTACGGTGCAGCTGCAAAACCCGCACACCGGGACCTATCCAGTCACGGTGGACGGTGGCGAGGGCATGGTGCGGTCGCTCCTGCGACGGCTCGACCAGGTGCAAGCAGCCATCGCCATCGGCTACCAGTCTGCCGGAATCAAGAAGGTCGACGAGGTCGAGTTCTACGGCAACAGCTACCCCACTGGCGGCTCGCGAATTCGCATGCTCTACGAAGCGCAGATGCGCATCCGCGACGAGCTGTGCAGCGCGCTCAGCGTGCCGAACTACTGGCGCCGCGTCAGCGATAGCGCCGCCACTGTGAGCATCTACTGATGACGACCCTGCGCGATGGTCTCATCCCAGAGATCGACGGCATCCGAGCTATCCCCGAACAGCTCGGCGTGCGAACGAACATCGTGCAGCGCGTGGTGCGCACGTGGACCGGGCCAGGCGTCAACCTTGGCTCGTATACCGACGACGTCTTGCAGTTCAGCCCAATCCCCAAGGCTCGCGAGATGAGATCTGGAGACGAGGTCGACGTCGGACCCATCACGCCAAACATGCTCGGCGTGGGGTACACGTACGCCGACGTGAGGCCGACGATGTCGAGCAATCAAGAGCTATTTTTCTTGGTCATCGGCAACAACGGCACACGCCGCTACGAGCTCGTGGATATTGACACGAGCCGACCCTTTCGCATGCACCTCATGCTGCGCACGCTTGAGCGCACGAGGCCCTTCTGATGGCTGTCGATAGCAACGTCGGCGGCGTCTCGCTCCCGCTCGCAGCGGGCACCATCGCAGACCCGACACGCGACCTCGCGATTGACCTCATCGCAGCGTATGCGAGGCACTGGCTAAAGGCCATGCTCGACGCGCGCCTAGCAGTGCAGACGCCCACGAGCGCGGACGCATGCCCAGCGGCGAACGTCTACTCGTGGAATCCTGAGCAGGTGTGGCTACGCGAGGAGATCGGCAAGCCTGCGTTATTCGTGTGGCAGAGTGGGCCGAGCACGATGGTGGACCGCACGCTGGTCTACTCGTATCGCGTTCGTCCGTTGTCGCTGTATTACATCTTCGCCGAGATGCACATGCCGAGCGCGATGACGATGCGCGCTGGCCTGATGCAAGACGTTGACGCCGTGCTCGTGCGTGCGTTTGACCGCTTCGCGCACCCGACGTTTACCTTCAACGGCTACCCGGCTGGCGAGAACATCCGCGGCATGCTCACGGGTAAGCTAGAGGACTTTAGCGTCGAGTATGGCGGTGGCGAGCCACAGCTACTCGCAGCCATTCCAGGCGGCGCAGGCGGGCGAGGCATGGACGCAGATGGACGCGTGCAGCGCGTGTTTCTCGGGCTCCTGTGCAAGCTCACGATCTGGGAGCTCATCGGGCTCGACACGTTCTCGCTGCCAGCCGACGAAAACGCATTCGTCGACGCTGGGATTTACACCAATACCGAGGTCGCAGACCCAGGCGACGTGGTGCTTGTGAAAGAGGGCTATCTGCCATGACCACGCAAGATGCCAAGCCGGATGTCTACCAGTCGCGCGCGCTGTTGGCGGGCGTCTATGGCGTGCCGTTCTATCGGTTCGGGCACACGCTCGACAGCGGCTCGCAACTCTTTCGTTGGGTGCCGAACGACCAGAGCACGGCGGATGGTCGCACGGTCATCGCTGGCACGAGCGGTTACGAAGGGCGCTGGCTGCTCTGTCGCAACGACGACAAGGGCGCAGACATCGCCGACGCGTCGCCCACCATCACCGTGGGGCAAGGCGCGTGGCGACGCGTTGTTGGCCCGCTCTCGGGCAACCGGACCATCACCTTGAGCACCACGAACGCCGCCGCGGGCGACGTGCTTGAGCTCACTCGCACAGACACGAACGCCTACACGGTTGCCGTCGTAAACGGTGGCGTCGGTGGCGGCACGCTCTACACGATGCCCGTCTCGAGCGCGGCGAACGTGCGCGCGTGTTTCGACGGCAACAACTGGCTGCTCCGCAGCGTCTCAACCTGGTAGGAGGGAGCGCATGCCGCTCTGGGTACATGTCGAGGGGATCAAGGGCTCGCTCGTGGCGCATCCCGATGGGGCTGCGTCGGAGGGGCAGCCGCCGCGGTACATCGGCCTCAAGTTCGTAGCGCGCCCAGCTGACCAGCAAGGCACGCGAGACACGCGCAAGGCCATTGAGGCGTTCGACGTCGTGCGCGAGCTCGTGGAGGTGAAGCGCTCGGAGCACTTGCGCATCCGACGCGCAGCAGCTGACGGGGAGATTCGATTGCTCGGCGAGTGCGACGCTCCGACGCGTGCGCTCGCAGAAGCGAAGCTTGCGCCCGTGGCGCAGCCTGGTTCCACACGCAAAAACGACTCACGCAATAGGAGCGATTGACGATGGCACTTACTGGACTCTCCCCCACTCGACGCACGCCCGGCATCGTGCGCGAGTTCGTGTTCGGCGCTGGTATCTCGTCCGGTGTCTCGAGCGACCGGCCCGTGCTCATCTTCGGCAACAAGACGAGCGCAGGCAGCGAGACCACCAACACCATCGGCGCTCCCATCGCGAGCGACGAGGATTGCGTGCTGCGCTTCGGGCGCAAGAGCGAGGCGCGCCTGCTGTATCGGCAGTTCGTCGCCATCAATCCAGAGGCGCGCGTGTACATCATCGCTCCACCAGAGAGCGGCAGCGGCACGGCGGCGACGATCGACATCACGTTCACCAACACCTCGACGGCTGCGACGACGGGCGTGGTGACCATCCTGGGACAGGACATCACGTTCCCCATCACGAACGCGCAGACTGCCACGCAGATCGGCGAAGCCTGCCGCGATGCGATCAACGCGTTCGCCGATGGCTCGCTCCCACTGACCGCAAGCGCCTCGACCGGCGTTGTGACTCTGACCACGGCCAACCTTGGCGTGAGACAGGACTACGTGCTTGCTCGCGTGCGCGCTTACATCGTCGCGCCCACGTCCATCGTGACCACGACCGTGAGCGTCGGAGCTCTGACCAACGGCACCAACGAGGATGACTTTTCGACTGCCATCACGACCGCGGCGCTCGGCGAGTACACCTACCAGATCTCGCCCAAGTTCTCGACGTCGGCTCCGACCGCGACCGACAACGGCGTGGGCGAGCACATCGCCATGATCCGCGATCAAGCCTTGCCGATCAACGGCAAGAGCCAGATGGTGGTGTTCGGCCTGGTCGGCACGCAAGCGCAGAGCTCCACCGTCGCAACGGACAGCGACGCCAACAGCGTTTACGCGTTCTTCTTCGCATCGAAGAACAGCGACTGGACGCCAGGCATGATCGCTGCGCATCTCTGCGGCGTGATGCGCTCGCAGCAGATGGCCGACCCTGCGGCCAACCTCGCTGGCTACACCAACACCGACACCACCAGGTTCGACTGCCCGGTGCCGTACAGCAAGTCGGACTGGTGGACGCCCACCGAGATCGAGCAGCTGCTCAAGGACGGCGTTTGCCCCATCGGCGCGCGCGCCCTCGGCCAGGCATACCTCGTGCGCCACATCACCTCGAGGTCGCTCAACGACCAAGGCACCAAGGACTATCGCGCGAGCGAAGGTCACATCACCTCGGTGATGTTCACCATCTGGGACGTCATCAGCACGCGCTACCGCGAGCAGAAGCAGGGCAAGGTAGCCGACGATCCGTTGCCTGGCGCGAAGCCTGTGCCCGGTGTGGACACGCCGCAGACGCTCGGAGCGCTCATCCGCAACGTGTTCGTCGCCGCCTCTGGCCCTGCGCCGTTCGGGCTCTACGGCTCGCCCATCCTCGACCCGTCGCCCTCGGTGCTCGCGAGCTCGCTCGACAGCATCCTCGTGCAGCGTCGGCCCGGTGGTCTCGCCGCGAGCTTCAACCTGTACGCCGTACAGCACAACCTCTTCTCGGAGTTCACGCTCCGCGAGGCATCTCCCGCCTACTGATAGGAGCCGAGAACGACCATGCGATTTTACGCGCGCTACTACGTGAGCATCGAGGGAAAACTTGACGGAGAGGCCGAGAGCGTCGACGTCAAGTACAACGGCGACCCGATGCCCATCAGCACACTCGTGCAAGACCTTGCGGGCTTCTACATCCCGCCGAAGAACGCGACCGTGAGCATCAAGGGCTTCATCCCCTCGAGCGGCGACCGCGTGGATTACGTGGGCTACTTCCTCGCAAACTCGATCGTGTCGGTCAAGGTCAGCACCGACAGCGGCGAGACCATGATCGCGCAGGGCATGATCAACGGCCCCGCGCTTTCGAGCTCGCCCGCTGACCCGAGCCGCCTCGACGTGAGCATGACGGTGCAGGCAGCGCCCTTCTCCTGACGCTCGCGACCTGGTAGGCAGGCATCATGCGCACGCCACCGAAGGATGTCTCCCCGGCTCAGCTGTTTCGAACGCTGTGCTCGGTTGCGAGGCGCCCTCGGTGGCGTGTTTCGTTTGCGGCGCTTGAGCTGCCAGATCTCTACGTCGAGGCCATGACAGGGCACGAGCTGGAGGAGCTTTTGCCAATCGGCGAGGATATGACGAGCAAGCAAGATGTCGTGCTCGACGAGCTAGTCGTGCGATGCCTGCACAACGCAGATGGTTCGCCAGCGTTTGCTAGCGTGGAGCAGTTCGGCCTTGCGCCTCACGAGGACGCGCTAGGCATCAGCAACGCGACGCTGGAGGCGCTTGGGGTTATGTCGCCGATCTACGGGCGCTCGGACCTCCGCGCGTGGGAGGTCGTACTGCGAGAAGGCGCGCAGCATCCAAGCAATCACGCTCTGCGCCGAGGCATCATCGAAAGCGCCTCGCATCTCGCCATGACGGCGCATTTTATGCCGCAGCCCGATCGGTTCTTCGGCATGCCACTGGGACAACTTACGGACGGCCAATGGATGGCCTTCGACGCAGCATGGAGCACGAAGGGGTAACGCATGACGTTTCAGCAGGGGAACATCTCACAGCGACTCGGGCAGATGAACGGACGCGGAGGCGTTGCGAGCTCGCCCGACGTGGCGCCTGGCGAGTACGAGAGCCAGCTCGCGAAGGCGTTGCGCGAGCGCGCAGGCAACCGGCGCAAAGTCGAGTACGACGTGTCCGAGCTCTTGGGCACGCCTGGAGCCAAGGTGTGGGTGAGGGTGCCAACGAAGGGCGAGCAAGACATAGCCATCAAACGCGCGCATGAGTACGTGGCTCGGCTCGCAACTGGCGAGGGTGGAGAGCAACTGAAAAGCGACGACGACATCGTTCAGGATGCCAAGGCCGCGGCCATCCTGCACGCGGCGGTGCGAGGCAACGACCCAGGCGTCGAGGGCATGCACCCGGCGTTTCCGAGCGTGCGGTGGATCATCGAAAAGCTGACAGCGGACCAGATCGCCAGCCTGTTGTCGCTCGTGAACGAAGTGCGCTCGAGCGAGGCCGGTGGTGTACGCGTGCTCACGCCTGAGGAGATCGACGTGCTCGTCACGGTCATCTCGCAGAGCGACCTTGAGTCATCCCAGGTGGCGCTGGCAAGGTTTCAGAGAGAGGCGCTGTCGCATCTGGTCGTGGTGCTCGCCACGCGCCTGGTCGCAGCTAGGCAGGCATCCGCTATTCATGACGATGCGCAAGTCGCAGCCGAGCAGGCCGCAGCCGAGCAGGCCGCAGCCGAGCGCGACAAGGCTAGCGGAACGGAGTAGGGTGGCAGCGTGATCGTCAAGGTCGACATGTCGGACGTGGTCAGCGAGGCGCGCGACGCGATCAAGGCGCTCTCGCACGCCAGCGTCGAGCGCGCGATGTTCGAGGCCGTGGCTCCGTTTGCGGAGCAGGCAAGGCGGTCCCATGGCTATCAAAACCGAACCGGCTATCTCGAGGCCAGTACGCTCGTCAAGGCGCTCGACGTGTCCGACCCTGCGGTGGAGTTCGTTGCAGGTCCGTTTGCACCAAACCCGAAAGGCAGCATGGCCTACGCGAGCTACGTGAACGACCGTGGCCTCATGAATATCGACGACCTATCGGCTCGAGCTGTGCCTGCCGTGCAACGGGCGCTCGATAAGCTGGTGAAGTGACATGGCTGTCATCCGCTATCAGTTCATCGCGTCGGGCGCCGACTCGGTGGTCGCGGCCTACAAGGGCATTAGCAAGGCCGCAGAGGACGCAGCCGTGCGCGCCGAGCGTGCCGCTAAGCGCATGCGAGCCTCTATGGGTGCAGCAGGCGCTGGTGGCCCTGGCGCGCCTCGTGGCGGTGGCGCAGGCGCAGGTGGGGCTGGAGCTGGCCCAGCCGCAACGGACCCTCGTGTAGGGCGCGAGAAGGCCGTGCTGCGAGAGATTGAGAGAGAGCAAGCCCGCGCGTCACGAGACAAGGCACGCGCCGAGGACAAGGCTCGCAAGGCATCCGAACGCGAGCGTGAGCGCTCCGCGAAGGCCGAGGTCAAAGCCGCAGAAGCTACGGCCAAGGCAAGAGCGCGAGAGGTAGCCAAGGCACAGGCCAAAATGGATCGCGCTCGTGAGGCAAGAGCCGAGTCGCGTCGAGCTCTGATGGGCGACCTCGGCATGGCTGCGGTAGGCGCAGCTGGTGCCGGTCTGATGGCTGGCGTAGCCACGATCGGCAGCATGACGGCCCAAGGCATGGAGGTCGACGAGATGGCTCGTCGAATCGCCATCAACTCGCGCCTGTCTGGCGGCAAGATGCTAGACGCACGCACCATCCGGCAGAACATGTACGAGGCCGCGGGCGAGATGCCAGGGCAGACCGCAAAGGGTTTGGCCGAGGCCACGTTGGCCTTCCAAGGCGCTACGGGGCAAGTGCTCGACGTGAGTACACTCAAGAGTCTGGCCACTGTCGCCAGCGCCGCAGGTGCAGAGATTCAAGATGTGGCCGAAGCAGCGGCGGCACTGTCAAACAACATGGACATCAAAGGCGCGGAGGATATGGCTGATGCGCTGTCAGTGCTCGCCATTCAAGGCGCACAAGGCCAGTTTGAGCTAAAGGACATGGCGTCGCTTATGGGCCGCATTAGCGCAGCCGCTGCAGGCGCCAACGTAGACAAAACCGTCAGGGGTGTGGCTCAGGTCGGTGCGCTTGCGCAGATTGCGAGACGTGGCGGTGGTTCCGCAGAGCAAGCCACCTCCGCCGTCGAAAACCTGTTCCGCGCTATGACCTCACACGCCGACGTGTTCCAAAAGTCTGGCGTGGATGTGTTTGTTGCAGGCTCTAAGGGTAGGCAACTGCGCAACACCAACGACGTGTTGGTGGAGTCCTTCAAGAAAACCGAGGGCAACAAGACGCAACTCGGAAAGATGTTCGGAGCTCAGGCGGACCCGATCATCAATATCCTTTCGGATGTATTCAATGAGGAGATGAAACGCAGCAAAGACCTAAACAAGGCTGGTGAAGCCGTTAGGAAACAGCTGGAAGAAGCGGCCAACGTTACAAACGCGCGCAACACCATCGAAGAAGCGGCAACTGCGGCGCAGCAATCCACAAGCGCAAAGATCACAGCAGCTTGGGAAAAAGCGACTGGAAAAGTTACGGATCGAGTACTCCCAGCATTGGCTGATGCATTTACGAAGCTTGAAGAGAGCGGTGCTCTCGACGCAATGATTGATGCGTTCGAGTTTGCGGCTGACGTCATCTCGGAAAACATGCAAGCGTTTTCGGACTTTGCCGAAATGCTTGGATTTGAGAAGAAACGACCATCGCTAGACAAGCAGATGGAGGTTGCAAAGAAGGAGCAAGAGAAGGCTGGTCGCAAACTGGCTGCGGCAAAGACACCAGAGGAAAAAGCTGCTGCCATGATTGCACACATGGAAGCCACTGGCAAAATTGCACAAATACAAGGCAAGATGTCGACCGGCACTCTAGCTGGCGCATCTGCTGCAACTGGCAAAGGCGGCGGCAAGGAGTTCCTGTCTCAAAAGGACTTCATCGCCAAATATACCGCAGCGATGGGCGGCGCCGACATGGGCGACATGCAACGTTCGATGCTCGAATCGCGCGCACGAACCACGTTTGAGCGAATCGCAACCACTGGCAGCATGACGCCCACACTGAGTGAGTCGATCAATCCAGCAACAATGATTGGTCGAGCGCTTGGTCAAAAAATGACGGGTGGCCAAGAGACGGACCAAGCTTCCGCGCTAGTGGATCGACTCATCTCGGAACGTAGTTTGATGGCCAGCGGTGCACAGCAAAAGGCGCTTGGTTTTGCGCCAACTGAAGAACTTGACGCAGCATCCCTCGACAAGCTCATGCAAGCCGCAAACGCGGCAGCGACTGCGCTTCAGACAGTCGGCGCAGCTGGCAAGGCAAATATCACTGGTAGCGCCATTGCCTTGGGAGGCGGCTAATCATGTCCGGCGCATACGATTGGATCGGCAATCTCCAAGAGATCACGTGGGGCGCGCTTACAGCGCCGTGCCTTGAAACGTCATTCGACGGAGGGCATGACCAAGCCGAGCGCAAGTATCCGTACGTTGACGGCGCCGCACACGACAACACTGGCCGCACGCCGTACAGCATCCGCGCGACGCTGGTGTTCAATAACACCATCGCATCTGACCTGCTTCCAGCAAGGCTGGAGAAGTGGCTAGACTCGCTCGAGAACGGCAAGATCGACGGCCTATCGCATCCGGTGCTGGGCAACATGTTCGCCCGCGTCATGACGTGGTCGGCCACTGTCGACCCGTCGAAGGACCGTGGAGGCATCACGCTGCAAGTGACGTGGGTCGAGAGCTTCTTCGACCCGACCGAGCTGACGGTGCGCCTGCCAGGCTCCGAGCTCTCGCCGAAGGTGTACGGCAAGGCACTCGACCAGGCGATGCAGCTTACGGGCTATAGCGTGCCAGAGGGCCTTGGGTTCGAGTCGTTCGAGCTCGCGGTGAACAACTTGAGCACGTTGCCAACGCAGAGCCTGGACTATACGCGCGAGGCCGAGCGAATCGCTGGCTACGCCGACACCGTCTCGCTGCAAGTGGCAGTCAAGGACTTGTTGCGCGACGTGCCGGTCGAGTGGCTGTCCGAGTGCCTGACGATGGGCTTGCGCGCGCAGGCTGCCACTGGCGCCTCGCAGAACTACCGCAATGTCCAGCAGATCACCTTGCCCAACGACATCTCGCTTGACGCGTTTGCGAAGCTCTACGGCAACACGTTCGAGGATGCGCTTGGCCTGAACTCGGGCCTGGTGACTGGGCCCATCATCAAGGCGGGCACGTCGCTCGCGTTCTACGGCGGCTGATGGCCACGCAAACCTACAGCGGACAGCGCGTCGTCGTCGAGATGCGCGCGTTTGATGACCAGCAGATCGTCATCGATTCGTGGATATCGTTCTCGCTGCGCGAAACGTTCACTGACCCGGTGGGCGATCTGTCATTCGAGACGATCCCGACGCGCGACATGCTGCCCAGCGTCAATCAGCTTCTGGTCAAGGGCAAGCTCGTGCTGATCTACGTGAACGGCGCTGTTCAGGGTGCCTACGTCATCTCGAGCGTGAGCCGCAACCTGTCGCGGCAAAACGGCGTGGTGTTCTCGTGCACTGCCAAGACGCTGCTCCATGCCGCGTACGAGGCCAGCGTCAACCCGCGCCTGACCTTTAGCGCAACAACCGATGTGCCTGTCGCCGATCTGATTCTCCAGGTGATGGCTCCGTTCGGCTTCGGCACTGTCATCGGCGACAACACGGCGAGCGTGTTTGCGGCGAGTGGCAAGCCGGTATCAGGCCGAGGCACAGGCGTGCCGGTGCCAGCGCTCAAGCACCAAGATTGTCAGGCGCAAGAGGGCGAGACGGCCTATGCGTTCTGCGCGCGCATCGTCAATCGACTCGGCGTGGTGCTGCGTCAGAGCTACGATGGCAAGCTACTCGTTTGCGCGCCTGACTACACACAGGCGCCGCTCTACACCGTGGCGCAGAGCTTCAACGGGCGATATCCGGTCGACGCCGACGTCATGCTTTCGTGCAGCGACACCTCCACGAATGACGGACAGTTCTCCGAGGTGCGCGTGCGTGGAACCCGCGCCGAGAAGCAGGCAGTGCAAACGGTGGCAGAGCCTGACGTCACAGTGCCAGCAAGCGCGCTCCCAGCTCGCAGCGCGTACTCGTCGACCTTTCAGCTAAGCAAGCCACGCATCATCAAGGACAAGACAGCGCGCGACATCCAGCGCAGCCAAAACATCGCCACGCTTGCGCTTAGCTTGCCAGCGGTGAGCGCATACCAGTTTACGTGCGAGGTGCCTGGTATTGTGTCGGCGACGGGCGCAGTGTGGCAGGTGGACACGGTGGCGAACGTCGTGTGCGAGGCATTTGGTATTAACGAGCCCATGTACGTGCTCGAGCGAGAGCTCTCGCAAGATCGCAACTCTGGCCAGCGTACACGCTTGAAGCTCATCCCGCTCGGAGCGCTGGTGCTCGGCGAGATCCCACAGTGAGGCAACCATGGCGATCCTGAACAGCTATAGCGATTTCCGCTACGCGTTCTCGCAGAGCAAGGTCATCGGAAACGATGGATACGAGGTGTATCCGTCGAGTCTCGTGCGAGCCAACGGCTTCGACGCAGGATTCACCAACCTGCCGACGCGCGCGCCGACGGTGCCGTTCTCGTTTCCGTTGGTGTTTTACATCTCGGGCAACGTAGCCGGACCGCCTGCATACCGAGCGTATCTCTCGCAGCGTCGCGAGAGCTCGTCGCCACTGTTCACGCTCATCGAAGATCCCGCCAGCATCGGGGGGTGGGAGATTTCGGTGAGCGCCGCGGGCATCGCCGAGTTTGGCAGCATCGTGGGGCCGTTCGGTCAAGACCCGATCGACAGCCAGGCCAAGCTCGACACGGTGTGCAAATACCTGCACTTCTACATTCAGCGACCTTCCGACTTCGCCATCCAGTGGATCGACATCTGGTCGGCGCTCCAGGTGGGGGCATAACATGCCGCGCAACGCAGATTACCTCACCGACATCTCGGATGTGCTCGGCTCGCAGGTTTCATCTGGCGAGGTCTATGTCACGATCGGCGACAGCATCGATGGCGACGGCTGGGGCGCAGATGCAGCGATGTGGGGTCCCGATGGGTACATCGCTGTACCCAACGCGGCGTCGCAGGGCTCGGCATGCCGCGCGCTGTACCTGGTCGACGGCAACATGAAGCGCGTGTTTGCGTGCCGCGACAATCGCATCGCAACGCGAGCTGGTGCGCTAGCTCCAGGTGACCGAGCCATCGTGACCGATGGCGCGCCGCGTATCCGCATCGTCAAGCAGAGCGAGGTGGTCGAACTCTACACCGAGAACGCGGGCACCCCCGTGCAGGTGGTGCTCGACGGGCCAAACGATACCATCCTGCTCGAGAACGCGCAGGCAACAAGCGTGAGCATCAGCGGCGACTCGACGACGGTGACAGCAGGCAGCTCGACCGCGACAGTGAGCGCGAGCTCTGGTATCACTGCAGCCGTGGGCGCCACCGAGCTAACCATCGCACCTAGCGGCAACGTCACCGTGACGTTTGGCGGGGTGCCTGTGTTCGAGGTGACTGCGGGCGCGCCATCTGGCGCTCTGCTGCCTGTCGCTATCCAGTCGGGGCCTGGCACGGTGCCCTCGACGAGGGTGTACGCGCTGCCATGAGCATCTACTCGGCCATGGGCGTGGGTCCGTTCGGCGTGGTTACGGCAGGGTACGCCGTGCCAGAGGCAGCCAACGCGAAGCCACCGACGACGCTGACGAGCTCGAGGCGGATTGACTTCGTGACGCAGCGCTACGTGGGCAACGCGCAGGGCGGATTCGAGGGCATGGACGACACAGGCCAGCGCGTGGTGCTGCTCGTGAGCGGTGCCGTGCGAGTGCCGCCGAAGATTACGCCGCGGGCTATCTCGAGCATCCGAGAGGCCGTCATCGCAGCGCTGAGCGACATGATCAACGTCGAGCGATCCATCACGCTCGACACCATCGACGTCGTATCGGAGCGCGCAGGCCAGCTCGCCGCGCGCATCGCATTCACCAACCTCAAGACCCGCACGAAACAGACGGCCCTTGCGGCCCTGAGTGAGTGACCATGACGCTTCCTGCGGTCGACCAAGCCAACTACCCGACACCGTCCGAGCTGCGCGCGGCGCTGCTGCGCACCGTCGTGCTCGGCTTTGCGCGGCGTGGCATCTCGGCTAACGTGCTGCCGGGTAGCGACCACTACATCCGGCACGACGCCATCTCCAAGCGCGTGAGCATCGCGTTCGCCAACTTGCAGGCGACCATCGCGCAGCTCTCGCCGACCGAGGCCACGGGTCAGTATCTCGAGGACCTGGCGAGCGTCTACGGCGTCACCAGGCGCGAGGCGAGCCCCGCAGCGGGCAACGTGGCGATCCAGGTCTCGTCGGGCACTGTGACCATCCCCGCGGGCTACGTGCTCACTAGCCCGAGCGGCATCAAGTACCAGACCACTGGCACCAGCGTATCGGTGGCCAACGGCGCTCTCGTGCCTGTCATCGCGCAAGAGGGTGGCGCCTCGAGCAACCTTGGTGCGGGTGTGGCGTGCACGTGGGACAGCGCGTCGATCGGGTTCTTGCTCCCCACGTGCACGGTGAGCGGTGGGCTGACTGGCGGCAGCGATGCGGACTCCGAGGAGGTGCTACGCCAGAGACTTTTTGATCGGCTGTCGTTTCCGCAGGGAGGCGGCAACGTCGCGCAGGTCAAGGCCTGGGCCGAGACCACCACGGCAGCCGTCGAAAAGGCGTACGTCTACGCTGCCGTGCGAGGGCCAGCAAGCATCGACGTGGCGCTGGCCAGCACGGCGGCAAACCGCACCGTCGACGCTCAATACGTCTCGAGCGTTGCGAGCTACATCACCTCGCAGCTACCTGGGCACGAGTCGGTCAACGTGACGACCGTCACGCCACGCCGCGTCGACGTTCTCATCGGCATCAGCCTTCCGTACGCCATCACGGCAGGTGGCAGCGGTGGAGGCTGGCTTGACGCTTCGCCGTGGCCTCGAGGCACGTTCATCATGGGTGGTGACGATGGCAAGGTCATCGGTCTCATCGGCTCGACGGCCTACGTGCGCACCGTGATTGCACCAGTGGTGGGCCAGCACATCGCGATCTGGGACGCGGCCAAGGTGGTGACGATCAACGGCATCACGGGGGCGTTCGGTGGTTTCCGTCAGTACGTCGTGACCAACGTGGCAGGCAGCGCATCGGCCTGGCAGATCCAGGTCAACGGCGGGTTCACCGTCTCGCCGCTCAACAGCTACGTGTCGCCCGATGCAACGCGCATCCTAGACTACGGGCTACGCATCGCGCAGAGCATCCGAGCGTTGGGACCTGGCGAAAAAACAACGAGCACGGACATCTTGCCTCGTGGTCGCAGACAGCCAGCAATCGACGTGGCTAACCCTGCCAACTTGAGCTCGCAGGTGCTCAGCGACCTCGATGGCAACTTCGACGAGATCGAGGACGTATCGTGGCTCGCTCGAGTAGATGAAGGCACCAGCACGCCGCGCACGAGCCCCGTGGTGCCAGCGACGACGAGCCAGCCACCAGAGATCATCACCCTAGCAAACGCCGCGCTGCGGCCCACGACGTGACGCCATGACGCTACCGCGAGACCTCACCACGTACGGCGCGCCATACCAGGACGCGTTGCCCGTCGAAAACCCTGTAAACGAGCAGCCAGCCGACGATTACAACCGGCACGCGGAGGACACCGCGCAGGGCACGCGCACGAGCCCCAAGGCGGTGTTTGACTTCCTGTGCGTGGCCTCGGGCACGGTCTCGGCAGCCAACGTCAACTGTCGCCAGCAGTACGGTCTCGGCGCTAGCACGAAGCCTGTGGTGGTGCGCACCGGCACGGGTACGTACACGGCGACGTTCTCGACGAGCTACCTCGACGGGCTCAACACCACCGAAACCTTCTCACTGTTCAAGGCCATCGGCACTGTCGAAAGCGGCACGGTGCCAGGCGTGGTGCAATGCACCGTTTCCGGCGCCGTGGCGACGGTCTACACGTTCGACATGGCAGGCACCCTGGTAGACTACACCGCTGGCACCAAGGTCGGCGTGGTGGCCTGGTGACGTATGGCTAGGTGGGGTCGCTCTCCGTTTCCTCGCCGTTGGGGCGGGCAGAAACACACCGTCGAGCTCGAGCACGAGGCGCTGCTCGACGCGCTCACGCCGTATCTCGACGTGACCACCGACTCCGAGGTCTACCCCGAGGCGCTGGCGCAGGCGCTTGGCGTGACTGTGGCGTGGGTGGCAGCTGGGCGCGCGCGGTGCTCGCTCATCCCAGCGCGCATGCTCGAGACGTTGACCTCGTGGGAGACGGCGTGTCGCACCCGTCCTAGCTCGAGCGATGGCGTGCAGGTGCGCAGGGCTCGCGTGGCTTCGCGGCTGCGTGGTCTCATCGGCGTGACCGTAGGCGACATGAGCGCGGCGCTTGAGGAGCTGCTAGGCGCGAGCTTCGTGCAGCTGGTGTTTGTGCCAGTGGCTGGCGAGGTCGTGTACTGGCCAGGCGTCAATCCAGGCCCACCTGGATTCGAGTGGACCAGCAACCGAGCCATCGTCGGCGTGCAAGTGCAACAGGGCGCACTGACTGACACCGAGTTCCTGCAGCAAAAGGCTAGAGCTGCGGAGCTTATCGACGGCATGATCCCGGCTTGGATGTCCTATCGCATCGGCGTCGGGTCGTCGTTCATCGCTGGCGTTGGCATCGTTGGGAGTACGTTCGTATGACGTTCACGCGCGCACTACCTGCAGGCTGGACCGATGGTGTGGACGCCATCACTGCGCCGCAGCTCAACCAGATCGACGTCAACATCTCGCGCGCGCTCGACGGCTCGGCTGGTGGTTCGTACCTGCCGAATGTGGCGTTGACGATCGGCGGCTCTGCTGGCGTCAACGTGACCACGTCCAACACGCTGACAGTGGCAGGAACGCTAGCGATGTCTGGCACGCAGACGCAGACGGGCGGACTTGTGCTGTCTGGCAACGGTCAGCTGTCGCAGCGCGTGTTTGATGCGTCGGACTCCGACCTTGCGTTTCAGGGTGGTCGGGTGGACGTGTTTCGCATTCCGGCAGCGTTGACTGGCAATCGCACCTATACGGTGCTCGCAACCTCGCCCGTGCCAGTCACGGGGCACATGCTAAAGATCGTGAGGACGTTGCGTGATCTGTCTAGCGCAAAGCCGAGCAGCCATCGCGCTACCATCGACTTTGGTGGAGCAGTCAACACCGATTTGCTCCACGATAAGTTTGCCTTTTGGATCATCATGTGGGACGGCGCCGCGTGGTATCCAGTCGAGTGGTCGCCGACCAACGTTGACCTGGCGCTGGCGATTGAAGATTCGTGGTCGTGAGGTGATGCCATGACGTTCTCAAGAGCAAAGCCAACCGGGTGGACGGACAACGTCGACATCATCACAGCCGCGCAGATCAATCAGATCGATCTGAACCAGTCGCTCGCGATCGATGGCAACGCTGGCGGCACGTACACGCCGAGTGGAGCGCTTACGTTAGGCGGCAGCGCTGGCGTCACCATCGGCGCATCAAACACGCTTGCGGTAGCAGGCGCGCTCAACGTGAGCGGCACCGAGACGGTGACGGGTCAGGTCGTACTCAGCGGCAACAACGCTGGCATCGGCCTTCGCTTGCTTACGCTCAACGATGCCGACCAGACCGTGCAGGGCGCGACGCGTGACGTGCTCATGATTCCGGTGACGCTGACCGGCAATCGCATTTACACCATCCTAGGCACGTCACCTGTGCCAAAGACTGGGCACGTGCTTCGCATTGTGCGAGCAAGCGTAAACATGGCCAACACCGCTCCTAGCAATCATGTGTCCACAATCATTTTCGGTGGAACACCGATCAACTTTCGCGCGGAAAAGTGGGCATATCTGCACCTCATGTGGACTGGGTCGCAGTGGCTGCCCATCACGTGGAGCCCGACCACCTTGCAGGTGCTCGCGGCGATCGAGGACTCTTGGGCCTGAGGTAACACCATGCCTTCTCCTGCGTTTACATTTACGGGCAGCGTCAACAAGTACCAGGCCACCGCGGCAGGTTCTGTTGTCGCAACGCTCACATCGCTGACGGGCGTGTCGTCGGTGTCGTGGAGCATCGTCGGCACGGACGAGACGAGCGGCACATACACCATCGCCACGAGCGGCACGCTGGGCAGCGTGGCCACCATCACAGCGGGCGCAGCTGGCACGGCTGCGATCCTTCGGTGCACGATCAACGGCGGCATTAACCAGCTAGGTCAGCTCGACACGAGCTACAGCACCACGCGCAAGTGGTGGGTTCCTGCCACTGGCACCAGCCTCGAGGTCGCGTGCGTGGGCGAGAACGCGGAGAGCTCGGCTGCGTTCGGCTGGACTGGCATCGTCAACAGCGCCGTGCGCAACGTGGCCTCTGGCGGCGTCTCGACCGTGACGGCTAGCGCGCCCATCACGTCGAGCGGCGGCGCATCGCCAAACATTGCCATCACTGCGGCAAGCTCGGTGGCTGCTGGCAGCATGTCGGCGGCAGACAAGGCCAAGGTCGACGCCATCCTTCCAAGCTCGCTCACGGCTGACCGCGTGGTAATCACCAACGGCTCGGGTGTGCTGAGCGCAACTGCAGACGTCTCGGGCACGCAGCTCAACAGCGCGACGGCTCTGTCGTATCTGGCAGTTACGCAAGGCGGAAACCCCATCGCCACAGCTGGCGAGGTGCGTTTGCCGCAGGCGTTCACGGTGCAGGCGCGAGACTTTGCCGACGCGGCAGATGCAACGGTGCTCGCGTTCGGCGCAGTCAACGCCGACGTGGTCGAGCTAGGCACGTCAAGCTATCCGACGTTCGTCGATGGCAACAGTGTCACCGTCACAGCACCAAGCGATATTACGCTGACGTCTGGAAACAATCTGGTGCTTGATAGCACCAACTTCGTCAGCCTTGGGCTTAGCGGCGGTCCATATATTTACATCCCAGGCCCGACCAGCGGCGGCACGATCGCTATTGACGAAACGTTAGCAACTCCGCTTATCAACCAGGAGGACAAGACCACCGGCAACGGCACAACGCTGACCATTGCCGCGCAGACTTCGCTGGGAGGCAACGGCAACGGCGGCACGCTTGCGCTCGCTGGGGGCTCGCCGCACGGCACGGGCCTCAAGGGCGGCGTGCGACTCTCGCTCGACGAGACCAGCGCAGAGCCCATGGTCGAGGTCGCGGAGGTCGCCACGGGGCGCAGAGCGGTCGTGCTCGGCCTCGGTGCCGCTGTGACAGCGACGGAACTCCCTGCTGGCACCGGTGACCGCGTGCTGTACATCGCCGATTATGCGACGGCCCCCACGGCCAATCCGGTCAGCGGGCAGCTGCTCTACGCAGGAGGCCATGCGCTCGCAGCGCGCTCGCCCAACGGCGTCACCACTGACATGTCGCCGATCGGCGTGTCGGGTGGTCTAACGACCAAGCACTACCATCACCAGCATGGGCGAGTGCAGACCACGAACAGCACGTACACGACATGCGCAACCATCTCGATGCCTGTTTCTTCGGTCGCAATGCTGACGGCTTACCTCGTGGGCAAGCGCACGGACGTGGAGGGCAACGCTACCGTGGTGTACACCTACGCAGCGTGCAAGCGCACTGGTAGCGCGGCACCTGTCGTTTCCAGCACCCAAACAGATTTTAGCCATGAGGACGATGCGTCCACTAACTGGCGTTGGTCAGTGAGCGGAAACGACATCATCCTCGAGGTGCTTGGAGTCACAGGACAAACATACGAGTGGGATGCCCACATCGTCGGAAACATCGGAGCCATCTGACCATGGGAGCCTCGAATATGAACGGCGCTAGCGCATCCATGCCCACTCTCTCGGTCCCGCCATCGCCACCGGCTGACGATGACGCCGACGTCATCTCGAGCGACCCCATCGCCTCGGCTGCGGCGCTGCGTCGGTTGATTGAAGAGAGCCGCGGCAACAAAGACAGATTCGCGCGGATTGAAGCAGACATCGCCGAGATCAAGAGCAAGCTGCCAACCGTCGATCGCACTTGGGTGGTGACGAGCTCGAGCGGCACGTTCCTGTTGGCTCAGTCGCTGCTCGGCAGCATGACCGACCTATCGCCCATGGCGCGCGAGGTCGGCGTGGTCATCGCCACCATGGTGGTGGGCATCGTTGCCGCCATGAAAGGGCCGCGGCGGTGAGTCTCGACGAGTTGCCCGACGTGCTGCTCGTGGTGGCGATCGTCGCTGGCTTGTCGCTGCTCTCGGTGTTGCTCCACCAGCTGGAGGGCATGCTCGAGAAGCGCGGCTACAAGCGCGAGGCAAAGATGGTCGGTGCGCTGCGAGCTCTACTCACGACGGATGCGCCAGCGGCGCTCGAGCGCATGCGCAAGACGAAAAAGGGACAGACGCCATGAGACACCCCGAACGCACATTCACCATCGCGGCCCTGGTGCTGCTCATCATCTCGACGTGGTGCTGCTCTGGCTGCGTCAGCGCGCTCAACGTCGCGATCGCAAGCAGCAACGGCCTCGGCGACATGCTCGACGCCACGGCGCCCATCGTCGAGGAGCGGTGCACGCGGCCATATCGCGCCATCGCTGACCACGCGGCGACAATGGACGATGCCAAGCGGGTTGCAGCGGTGACCAAGCTAGACGAGCTGTGCCTCCCGCTGGCCACGGCGTACGACAGCGCGAGAGCGGCGCACATCGCGGCCATCGCTGCCATCATCGCGGCGCAGGCTGCAGAGAAGGGCAAGGCTCCCGACGCGGCCACGCTGCTCGGTATCGGCGTGCAGGCAGCCAAGGCGGGCGAGAGCTTGGCCGAGAGCGTCAGGGCCATGCAGGAGCGCAAGTGAGCTCGCTAGTGACGTGGCTCGTGGCTGCGATGATGGCGTTCGCGCCACCGTCTGGAGCGCGCAAGTTTCCTGGTTGGAACGAGACCGAGGCCGAGGCGCGCACGCGCTATCAGGCCATCGCAGAGGCCATCGAAGCCGCGGCACTCAACGTAAACGGCACGGGGCTCAGCGACAAGAGCGAAGCCGCGCTGCTGCTTGCGCTGGCGCTCGAGGAGAGCGCGCTCTCACAGGATGTGGACGTGGGGCCTTGCTACCGAGGCAAGCCAGGCGGTGGGTGGTGGTCGCGCTGCGATGGTGGCACCAGCTACAGCGTGTGGCAGCTCAAGGCGTACACCAAGGCCGATGGCTCGCGCGTGACGGGTGTCATGCTGCAGGCCGACCGAAAGCTCGCAGCGCGCAAGGCGTTGGCGCTGGCCGTGGGCTCTCTTTCGATGTGCCGCAAACTAGAGACGCGCGACAGGCTCAGCGCGTACATGCGAGGGACATGCGCTACAGGGCTCCGCGGCGCCGCCGCACGCTGGGACAGATGGCACACCGTCGAAGCGTGGAGCCCGAAGAAACCGTGATCAACGTCGGCGCGAACGTGTCCTACTACGACCACGTGGGCTTGCCGTACAGGCTCCACGTGTTGCACGCGCCTCGTGGTGCCACCTCGAGCGACGACGCCATCTGTATCGTTGGTGATGCGTTCCGCGAGACATGGGACGCGCGCAAGGTGTACCATGCGCAGACGCTCGAGATAGGAGACGGCGTCACGCTGTGCATCGCATGCGGTACGGTGATTCGACGCGAGGAGGTGGTGCAGTGACTGCTCGAAAGCTTCCTAAGGTAAAAAATCTTATCCAGCGCACGACGCCCGAGTTTCGACGCAAGCTCTATCAGGTCGCGATCGACGTGGGCATCCCACCGGGCGAGCTCGCGTCGCTCATGGGGTTTGAGTCGTCGTGGACGTGGTCGCCCAGCGTGCGCAATCCAAGCGGCGGCGCCACGGGGCTGATCCAGTTTATGCCCAGCACGGCCAAGATGCTTGGCACCACCACCGATCAACTCGCAGCCATGAGCGCCGTGCAGCAGCTCGACTACGTCAAGGCGTACCTCGCGCGCATGCCCAAGTGGCGCATGCCTGGTGATGCGTATCTGCAAGTCTTTTGGCCGTCCGGCGTAGGCAAGCCTGACTCGTTTCTCATCGGCGAGAAGGACTCCACCGAGTTCGTGCCCAATGCCAAGTTCACGCGCGGTCGAGTCTATGCGCAAAACAGTGGGCTCGACGGCAACCGCGACGGGCGCATCACCGCTGGCGATGTGCGAGCGCGCGTGCTGAGCATCTTGCGCACGAGCGAGGCTGCTGGCTGGGTCGAGATCGAAGAGGAGCAAGAGATGGATGCATCGTTGATCGAAGCGTTTGCGAAGGCCTTGGGCGTCGCGGTCGAGGCCATCGTGGCCGCGCTGCAGAGCCAGCAGCTGGAGCTACGCAAGGTGGCCGCACCCGATGCGAGCAGGGCCATGCACGACGCGCGCAACGATGCGCTGAGCGGCGGCAAGTGATGCTCTCGCGGGCTGCGCAGTCCGAGCTGCGTGCCGCTGCGCTTGCGCGTGGCGTAGAGCCGCTGCTCGACTGGGTGCGCACCATGCTCGCACAGCCTGAGCCCCACGAGCGCCCGCGCATGCGCTTCGTGGGCGACGATGACGACCTGTCCAAGCGCGAGAGCTACAACGATTGAGGAGCTAAGACCATGACTCTACTCTATGGCAGAGACGCAAGTGGAAACCAGGTGCCGCTCCTCGTGGATGGCAGCGGCATCGTGCAGACGAGCGGTGGTGGCGGCGCATCGTGGCCTGGCACCAGCTCGCAGCTTACCGCAGGCGATGGCACGGCGGTCAACGTCGGCACAGGTCTCACGTTATCTTCTGGAACATTAAGGAATGGTGGCAGCTTGCCATCGGTTGGTGATTACACGTGGATCCCATCCGGCGCTGGACCATATGCAAATCAAGGCACCGCAGGTGCAGCACAGGCAACGGCAGGAAGCACATCACCAGGCACTACGCCTTCCAGCCAAGGATTGTGGACATCTGGACGCACCGGGCTTCGCGGATATGCAATCAACAGCTCAAGCGAAGGAGTGCTAACCGCTGCAAATACGTTCAGCGCCGCATGGCAAAATAGCTCGATTACGATTGAGGCGTACTTGCAACTTGACTTTTCTTGGATCGTAGTAGTAGGAAGAACTTTTCCACTAATCTTGAATGACTTTGGAATCGGCGCGAATGCTATCAACATCACTAGCACTTCGACCGGAGGTTCTAACATTGGGTTTAGTTTGGAAGTTCAGCGAGCAGGCAGTACGGTTGGCACGATTGGAATACCGGCTGGATTGATTACATCAAGACCTGTTCACTTGGCGATCGTGCTAGACAGGACAAATTCGTCGGCAGTAACTTTAACTCTGTACGTAGACGGATTTGTCGTTTCATCAGCGGCAGGTGGCACAAGCAGCATTTCGCTCGGCTCTTTTGCAGCATTCACAAACCCATTCACACAACTGGCTCTTTTGTTGGGAGGAGCCGGAATCGTAGGTTGGGTTAGCTTAACCAATAGTGCCAAAACAGCATCGCAGATTCGCGACAACACGCTTCTATTGAAGGCGGCTTGATCTATGCTCCCCTCCTTCGGTCGCACCTCTACCGGTCCCCAGGTCGCGCTTCGCGTGACGGCTACGGGCGAGCTATCCATTGCCGACGCAGGCACGCCTAGCGTGACGCTTGCCAAGGGCCCTGGCGTGCTCGTGTATGGCCGCACGAGCGCTGGCGTGCTGATGCCCATCGCCGTGACGGCTGACGGCGCGATGAGGCTGTCGTGAGCCTGGCCAACGTCGGGCGCTACGAGACTGCGCTGGAGCACTTTGGCGCGCCTGAGTGGGTCGAGCTCGCGGCGCTGCCTGGCCTGCTCGTGACGCGCGAGCCGCTACGCACCACCGGGCCTGAGGCCGAGCATGGCATCGTGTGGGCGCGTGCGAGCGAGCGCCGTGCGCGTGAGGTCGCGGTAGAGCTCGGCGCCAGGCTACCCACTGCGGCAGAGTGCGATGCCATCGCGCGCGACCCGCAGGTGCGCATCGTGTCGATGTGCGCGCAGCCGCCCGACCACCGCATGTCGAGCCCTGAGTGGGCGCGGCGCCACGACGCGTGCGTCGCGCTGAAGCTCGCGCAGCTCGAGGCGGGGCAGATGCCGTGGACCATCGGCAAGCACTGGGTGCAGGCGCCCGTGGGCCGCACGGCCATCTTCGGCTTCTACCTGCGCTCGCGTGACCCTGGCTCGATCGTGCAGCGCGGCGGCACGACCAAGCACAACGCGGCGCACGTCGACTACTCGATGACCGTCGTGCTCGTCAAGGCAAGGTGAGGAGGCATCATGGCTCTTGAGTACCGAGGAGAGAGGTTCGAGGGCTACAACAAGCCCAAGCGCACGCCCAATCACCCGACCAAGAGCCACGCCGTGCTCGCGAAAGAGGGCGACGTGATCAAGCTAATCAGGTTCGGCGAGCAGGGCACCAAGGGCTCGCCACCTCGAGAGGGCGAGTCGGCCTCGGCAAAAGCTCGCAGGGCATCGTTCAAGGCTCGGCACGCCAAGAACATCGCCAAGGGCAAGCTGAGCGCGGCCTACTGGAGCGACCGCGAAAAATGGAGTTGACCCAACCGGCAAGCTAAGCTTACACGTTGCCCACAAACGACAACGCCCAGGCATGACCTGGGCGCTTCGTGCTTTTGTGGCCTAGCGAGTCATGGCCCGCGGCCGTATACCTCGATGTAGCTCATCTCGCGCTCAAGCTCGCGCTCCACCTGAGCCACGCCCTGCCTGTCGAGCTCGAGGCGCTTCCAGCCTCGGTTCTCGCGGTGATACCATGCCTCGGCCTCGCCGAAGTGGGCGGGCCAGCTGGGGTCCCACATGCCGCCGTTTTGCGCAGGAATCAGGTCTGCGCAGATCAGAACCTCGTACTCAACACCGTAGCCGGTGACGGGGTTGTCCATCACTACGATCATCTCGAGCACCGCATCGCGCGGCGGCTCGGGCTGGTACGCGCTGCCGGCGCTGGGCGCGAGGCGCTGTTGCCACGGCGTAACGCTCTTGGTCTGAGCGTACGAGCTGCCGGTGGAATACACGTGGTTGCGGATGCTGAGCTTGTCCATGGTCGGTCTCCTGATTGTAGCGGTCCCGCTCGGGGTGTCCGTTGGTGAGATAGTAGCTTAGCGGCTGCTCGTGTCAAGCCATCGAGCGCATGATGCTCTCGTATGCGCGGCGCACGTCGCTCAGGCTCTGCTCGCGCATCTTGCGGCCCACGAGCTCGCAGATGGTGCGGTCGTGCCACTCGCACTCGTGGCTCATGTTGCCATAAAATCCTTCGCGCTTCCAGGCGTCCATGTCGATCTTGAGCATCTTGCGGGCGATGGCGATGGCGGATGCATTCTTCATGGTGTCGGCTCCTTGGTTGTCGCGGTCCCGCTCGGGGTGTCCGCTGTTGACAAGAGAGACAATAGCGCATCGGCTTGAATGCGCAAGTAAAAAAAACGCGCCCATGGCAAATGAGTGGGTTTTTTTGCGACGTCGCTTTGCGCTTGACTAGTCGTCGCTGTGGATGTCGTCCCAGTTGTCGCGCGCGGTGTCGAGCTGGGCCTCGACGAACTCGCTCGCGCTGATGCCTAGCGCCTGCGACTCCGAGCGCACCCAGTCCACGAGCTCCACGGGCAGGCTGTAGCGGATGTTGATTGTTTGCTTGCCCGTGCTCGGTAGCAGGCCGAGCGGGCCGTGGTTGTATTCTCGTCGCATGGTGTTGTCTCCCGCGCGCAGCTGCTCAACCAGCTCGAGCAGCCGCACATCGAAGTCGGTGGTCACGCGTCGCCTTGCGTGGGCGTGGTGCCGTAGACGCGGTCGAGGCGAGTCCACAGCGGGCCGTCGAGCTCGGAGCGCGCCACGAAGGCGTAGCGGTCACCGCACCTCAGCTGCACGGTGTTGCCCGTGTCGAGCTTGACGATCCACACACCATCGCAGCCGCCACGCACGTACTCGGCGCCGATGAGCGTGGAGCGCTCCCGCTGCACCTCGTCTCGGATGGCAGCGCCGATCTGGTGCAGCGCTGCTCGGATGGATGCGAGTGCTTTGCGTGAGATGGTCATCGCGACACACCGCACTCGGTGGTGGGCGCCACGGTGCGCACGCGACGCCCGCGGCCCATGGTTATCTCGACGTTGCCGTTTGGCAGCGTGGTGAGCTTGGTGATGCGCTCGTTGTACACGTACTCGATGTGCACGAGCTTGTCGCCGACTCGCAGTTGGTTCGCTTGGATGCTGATGATCATGGTCATGGTCTCCTGTCGGTCCCGCTGTGGGGTGTCCGTGTGGTCGTGATGTATGTAGCGTGAGAGGTCGTGTCAATCAAAGCTGGGTCGGCACTCGTTTTCCATGATTTCCAAAGCCAGCTGCTCTGTCAACCAGCGCCAGTAGGCAGCGCTCGCTTTTCCGCTGTCGCGGACACGGCGCGCACACCCGGGCAAGTATTCGCTGCCGATCGAAAGCACTTGGTTTTCGTACTCGACCGGATCGGTTCCATGTTCCTGGCAGAAATCGATGTAGTTCTGTCGCGTGGTCACTGGTTCTCTCCTTGTTGCCGTCCCGCTGTGGGGTGTCGGTACGGAGACAATAGCGCAGCCAGCGCAGCGCGCAAGTCTTTTTTACACGCCCGATGTCGATTGTTACAAAGCGCGGCTTTCGAGGCGCTTTCGGTATTGATACCAGCCGTGGA